CTGGTTTTTATGGCTAACTAATGGTGGATATAAGTTTGCATGGATATTTTTTCCAATATTCTTTCTAGCTAATATATTAGCCTGTTTAGGTTCGGAAAAAGAAACTAGCGGTAAATGGCTAGTTTTTGTGAGATTGGAAACAGGTAGTAAGTGGTCTAAATTAATAGGATTAAATAAAAAAATATGTTATTGGATTTTAAGGAAAAAATATGGATCTAAATGGCTTAATAAAATTGCTGAAATATATTTTTGGCAAAAACCAGAAAATCCAATTAGAATATTGTCAAAAAACAAGGAATTATGAAATGGAAGTAAATTGGCTAGATCCTAAAGCTAAAATTAGTAAATACTTCACTGTTCATGAGGCTACTTTTTTACCTAGTTGGAGAATATATCATCAACCATCTGAAGATGAAAAAAAAGAGATTTTAGAAACAGCTAAAAAAATGGATATTATTAGGGAAAAAATTGGAAAATCCTGTATCGTACATTGCTGGATAAGACCTAGAAAAGTTATATCTCCAGGTTCTGATAAAGATGGAAAAGATTATAATTTATTTGTAGGCTCTAAATCTACAAAATCATCTCATATATTTGGTAAGGCAGTAGATTTTCATTTTAGTGAATATTTAGGTCCAGAAAAATGTTCGGAAATTAGAGAAATTTTGAAACCACACTTAGAAGAATGGGATATCCGCATGGAAGATATTAACGGTGGATGGATACATATCGATACTAATAAAGTTGGAAATAAAAGGTTTTTCAAGCCTTAAATACAATCTTTCTGAGATTTAGCGTGACATTCTCTGGACTTTTGAAACCATTCGCTTTTACCTGGTAAATCTCTAACTTTTATATTTTTACATTTATAGCAAACTGGAACATCTTTTGTAGAGTTCCACATATTAGTTCTTTTTTTATAACATCCTGCGCAATATTCTCCACCTAATACTGGAAAAGCTGTATTAAACTCTCTTTTCATTATGCTGTCTCCATTACAATATTATTACCAGTAAATGACTCAAAAATATCCTTCCTCATTAATGCAATCATTTTATGAAGTAAGATAGTTTGCTTTCTATAGTTTGAAGAATCTCCTACTCTAGTATAGGTTTTTCTAATTCCTTTTGGATGAACTCTAAGTACTCTAGCAAATAACTGATAACTAGAATCTAAATTATTAGAGCTTCTAAGATCAATTAGAAATGTTATCATCTTATCATTAAATCCTAAAATACCTCTACCAACTACGATAAGAGTATTTGTATCGTCTTTCTTAAATCTATCAATTTCTATATTTTCTTTATCATTTTTTGAAGTAGATAAAGATACATTTCTACCAATTTCTTTAAGATAATTAGCTACTATATTTGCATATTTAATATTCGGACAAGCTATCATGATTTTACTTAAATCATCGCTATTTCTAATAGCAGAAGTCATAACTTCTTTTATAGTGTATAAAGCATTTTTTCTATCAGTTACTTTAGTAACGTCTACATTTACTCCACTAAATACACCTTGCTTTTGTAATTCTTCAGCAGATATGTAGTGAATAGCATAAGTATTTCTAGCACTATCAAAATAATCAAATCTAGCGCCTTTATTGTGATCATTGTATTTCGTAGGAGATCCAGTCATAAGGATCTTATACTTAGACTTAAGCTTTAATACAATTTTTTGAACCATTGGCTCTAGGTAATAATTATGAGCCTCATCAATTAAGATAAGATCAATTTTTTCTTCTTTTAATCGGTAAATATTTTGAGGAATACCTACTTGAACTTGTTTACCAGATCCGATAGGTCCATAAGTAAATTCAATATCTACATTAGCTTCTTCTAATTCACTAAGATATTGACTAGTTAGTAATATTTGACCTTCTGTAAGAACTAATACTTTAGCATTAGGAAACATTCTAAAATACTTATTTAGTATTATGTGAGATATAGTGGTTTTTCCAGCACCTGGACAGGCAGCTAAAATAGAGGCTAAATACCTGTTATCTAGAGCGTTTTCTAGTACCGTATTAGCTGCTGAATTTTGATACGAATAATCAATTATTTTCATATTTTGTGACCGTTTTTTAATGTCCATCTTAAATATTTTTCTTTATTTTTTACCATATCTCTATTATAAATTATACCTTGTTAAATACTTTTCAGATCCGTAAAGTTTTGCTTGTTTTAATGGCATTGAGCCTACTATTTTACAAGTTTCAATAACATACATAATTTTATTAAGTCTTTTATCAAACCAAACCTGACCTTCATGATTATTACCGGCATAATAATTAAAAGTATAGCCTTTTTTATCTAATGCTTTTTTAACTGCTTCTGGAAATAAGATTGTTTTATTCATTTTAATCTCCTTATTTTGTTACTTATATTATATCATAATATAGAGATAAGGTCAAGAAAATTGTATAATTTTTTAGGATATTTTATGTACAAAATTGGTATATTTATCAGAAAACGTCATTTGAAGACCGTTAAAAGGAGGGTAAAATGTTTTATTTATTTTTTTTCTAACTACTATTTCGTCATGAATACCGCTCTCATCTCTTCTAGATACATATTCAGAAGCTATGATTATAAACCTGGCATGTCCAGCTACTTCTTCATCTACTCCAATAACAGTTCCTATAATAGCAGAGAATGGCTTATATTCTTGATCAAATGACATAACTTTATCACCAATTTGAATCTTTTCACAATCTTCTCTTTTTTCTTTGCTGGCATAATCAAGTTTTTTCATAAAATCTCCTATAAGAAAATTATACAGGAAAATGGAAGTACTGTCAAGGATTATCTAGGCTTACCAAGTTCTTTTCTTTGATTTTCAAACTCATTGTAGTCTAAACCCTTGAATTTAACTAATCCACTTTCATCAAAGCCAAAACCTGGAGCTAAATACGTGAGTTTACATCGACAATTAACATGTAATCCTGATAATTTAGGGTTAGAATCACCCTTTTTATGATATTCCGAACCTATTTCTGATAACTTCCATACTCTAGGTGTTTTTCTGTCTTTTAATAAGTGTAATACAAATTCTTCTGGACCAGTCACATCGTCCACAGTTACAATAAAAAATACAGTAGGATCTTCTATACCTTGACTTTCAGCTACTTTAGATATTTGTAAAGCAGTTCCGGTATTTACGGCTTTATTAGATTCATTTACGGCTATAATTTTTAGATGATGTTTAGCCTTGACCATCTCATCTTCCATTATTTTCTTAACATCTTTGATTTTTATAGATTCTTTTTTATTGTTTTGGTTTTTAATGTATCCATCAACGCTATTTACTATTTTAGATTTAGTTCTATCTCTAAGCGCATCTATATATCCACTAGCTACCCTTAACATTACCTTTAAAGAATCTTCTTCTGATTTATTTGGATTTCTACTACTTAATGCTTGTAGAAATAAGGAGGTTATATTATTCCGACTAGTTGTAAATAATATCTTTTTCTCTCTAGTTACTTTAGGTACAATACCTAGAAAACTTAACGATATAAGATTAAATTTATTCTCTACAAGCTTTTCTAAAGCCTGTGCAGCTTTTGCAGACAGACCTTTCATATTTATTCATTTTCTTTGATAATTTCTTCTAAATTAGAAGAAATTTTTTCAGATTCTTTTTCCCATTTTTTTAAAATATTATCTACTAATTTTTTCTGAGAAGATGTAGTCTGAATGACTTTATTACTATATTTTTCTTTTTGATTTTTTCTAAGGCCTGATAATTGTTCAACAATTTTCCTAACAGATACTACAGAAGGCTTTTCACCTTTTTGAACTAATTGTTCTAATTCATTTATATGTTGATCTAATTCAGATCCTTGTTCTTCATCCATAGGAGGCTGGGCAGTTTCCATACCTGAAGGTATCTCACCTTCCATTCCACCTTGAGCTTCTGGAGGCATTCCACCTTGAGCTTCTGGAGGCATTCCACCTTGAGCTTCTGGAGGCATTCCACCTTGAGCTTGCATCATTTGTTGTTCCATCATTTGCTGTTCTTGAAGAGCGGCTTGCTGAGCAGCTTGTTCACCCTCTTTTAACCCCTTTTCATAACCGTCTCTCCAAGCGACATCTTGAACTTCTATTAGCTTGGCTCTAATATCTAAATATTTTATTTTGTAATCTGTAGACGACATTGTTCCTCCATTATCTTAGATCATCTTCATCCAAGTAATCTTGTATTAATAGTTTTAAGTTTTGCATTCTATATTCTGATCTAGCAAAAAATGCTTGAACAGCATGTGGATTATATTGAGCTAAAATTTCTAAATTTTGTTGCCAAAAAGCATCTCTTCTATATTTTAACATAGGATCTACCATAGCAGCAGGTGAATCAAAAAAGAAAGATTCTACCTTACCGGTTTCGCAATATGTATCAAGAACCTGTCTATAATGCTCATTAAATGGAACATTACCACCCAAAGCAGGACCGACTTGTTCTTTTTCAACTTCATCCATTACCTCATCATATGTATAATGAATAGGCATATCTGTTTGTAATCTAGTAGATTCTTGTTCTTTTGTTTGAGCGTCCAATCCTCCTAAATTAATTACACATAATTGAGAAAGCTCACTGTCAATAACAGGAAATAGCTTTCCATTTAAGAAATCTTGAAACTTTAACACTAAAGGTCTTATACCGGTATCTCTAGCGGCTGTAAGTTTATATTCATTATTTGATTCTGAAAGAGTTTGCTGATTAGTCCCTCTAGATAAGTGAGCATATCCAGGTAATTCTTCTGGAGACATATTAAATGCAGCTAAAATATTTCTAGTTGTTTGATCAAATAAAAATTGAAACTCTCCATCTTTTTTTTGCGGTGTAGTAGATACCCAATTTACCGTATCTTCTTTAGCTACTCCAAATATAGGAGTTCTAAAAGAATTATTCACATTGTTTATAGATGCATTATACTGTTGCTTAATATCTTCAATGACTGACTGATCAATTTCATCTGATTGGATAACTAACATTCCTCTAGCAGCTCTACCATTTTGAAAATATAGTTTATTATATAATTCAATAGACATATGAGTAGTAACAGAAGTTATCACAGTATCTAAAGGAGTTACAGGATATCCATTATGTTCAACATCAGAAGATGGATATAAACTATATACTAACATTTCTTCAGGTGTAAAAGCTTGTTTAGGACTTCCATCAATTACTTGTATCCAACTGTAACTGTCTTCGTCAAACATATCTTTATCTATTTTAACACCAGTAGCTTGTTCTAATGTTTTTAAAGAACTTCTTCTGATTGATTCAGCAGCTTCGCCTTTTTTAACAGATTTATAAACTGTACCGATATCAACTGGTCTAAATCTATGAAATTCCTTGTCATTATTATATATAATTTCAGTACCTATTCTACCAAAAGAAAGTCCATTCCTAGTTGAAATATCAAAATACTCAGATAGAGTCATTTTCTCTTCTTCTTCTAGATTATCTGTATAACCACAATTAACTAAAATCTTTAAAAACCTATCAATTCTTTCATTTACCTTAACCATTTGTTCTGGTTCAATATGATCTTTAAATTCTGGTTTAATCTCTACTTCAATACCTACATCAAAGCGATCTTTTCTAACATGTCCCATCATGGACATTGTATTCCCTCTAGCTCTTAATATAGCGGCTACTAGAAGGTTTTGAATTCTAATTCTTTTAATAACATTGTCAGGTAAAAGACTGTGATTTTTTAATTTATAGATACCTGCATATTGATCATATTGTTTAGGATTTTCAGCAAAAGCTAGTCTAGGAACTTTTCTTTTGTAGTTTGCAGATCCCATGGCATGTTTAATAAGATCACTAACCACACTTTGATTACTATTTTTTAATATATGGTCGTTGTATTCATCCTGCATTTGTTGAGCAGTATCAAATACTAACTTACCGCCTTTACCTTTATTTTCTTTATTTTCTTCAGTCATATATTACCTTATTCTGCTGTAATGAAAAATATCTCAGCTAATTCAGTAGATTTATTCTCTATTGTAGCACTTTTGATAGAGGCTTTAGACATAAAAACACCTGGCTTCTGTTCAGTTCCACAAATAAATGGCTCTAATTCATTTGTAGTAGAACCGTTTAAGCTTATAGATAGCTTTTTATTAGATTCTATATATAAGAATTGTTTAGCATCTCTATATATGACTAATGCTTCTGGACTATTAGAAATACTTGATTCAGTAGGTAATGAATTTGCACTATGAATTTCGATATAATCATGAGATACATCTGTTATGTCATAAGTATCTTGAGTAACTGGACTAAAACCGTCTATAATATCAACTTTATCATTTATCTGAACACCATCGGCACTAAAAATATTAATTTCAGTAGCAAAACTAGCTCCTAAAACAATAGCTCCTTCAGCAGTACCTGCCTCATTCTCTACTATAAAGCTAGTAGCCGATAAAGATAATATTTTAAACTTTCCTCTATTTGCTACATTAAAAGCATTTCCTATTCTAACCTCATCTCCAACTACAGCTCCGCCAGCTATTAAGGAAAATAAAGTACCTCCGGTAGAAGTAAATGTTAATAATTTCGCATTCTTAGTTACGGTTACTTCCGTAGTAGCGTCATGACCTTCTGTTCTAGGAGTTCTAAATAATGGAGCAGTACCTCCAGAATGAGATACTCTATAAGTACTTGAAGTACCTGCTTTTAATGCTATATTATATAAAGTAGTTCCATCTGCTGAAATAGAAATATTTCCAGAAAATAAAGTATATGACTGACCAGCTCCAAGCTTTAAGCTTCTAGATTC